ATGCAGACGTTCAAAGACACTGAAACGGGCCGCTTCTTTCAGTTTGACGACGACGTGATCGCAGATAACTCGGCAGGCCATTACGTCTTCCGTTCGCCATTTGGACTGGTCGATGCGCCGGCTACATTGGTGCCGGCCACGTTGGACGAGATGCCGGACCCGCCATCGCATATGCCGACGAGCGTCACCGCGCTGCAGGGAATCCTGGCACTGCATGCGGTTGGCCAGCTCGAGGCCGTTGAGGCGATGTTCAACGCCCAGGACACGCCGCTGGTTCATCGCCTCGCCTTCGAGCGAGCGAAGGACTGGCAGCGCGCCAGCCCCACAGTTGCCTATATGCAAGATCGCATGGGCTGGACCGACGCCTACATCGACCAGCTTTTCGTCGACGCCGAGAAGATCATCTAGAACTACGGGCCCTGGCCTACCTCATCGGAGAAATGATGGCTGAACCTACCAGCGCGATCAGCGCAGCACTGCCCACGGCGTCGGCACTGCTTTTCGGTGCGATGCTGCCCGGGGTGGATGGCGGCGCGCTGATCGGCGCGTTCGCCGGCGCCGCCCTCTTCATCGTGCACAGCAACGAGCTGGGTGTCGCCAAGCGGCTGGTCTACGGCCTGGTGTCCTGGCTGATCGGCTACTTCGCGGCGCCGGAGCTGGGCCGCCTGATCGGCATTCAGGAAACCGTGGTGACCGGCTTCGGTGCGGCCGCGGTGGCCGTGACCGTCGCCATCACGGCGATCAAGAAAATCGAGGCGGCAGATTTCACCTTCTGGAAGCGGGGAGGCTGACATGCATCCTTGGGACTTCGGCAGTACCGTCACGGGCCACCATCTGGTGGCCCTTCTTTTTGTCGTCGCCAACTTCGCCACCGCGCTGCGGCTGGCCTGCTACCAGCGCCGCGGTGCGCGGTACCGCGTGGGCATGTCCGTGGTGGCCTACCTCATGGTGGTGCTGACTGGTGGCCAGGCGCTCGATGTGCTGGCGCGCCAGGGCGCCGTCAGCCCCTGGCAGTTGGGCCTGACGCTGCTACTCGCGTTCCTGGTGTTCCGGGCCCGCGGCAATGTTGCCAACATCGCCAAGCCGGCGCGGGCGAGGTAGCAATGCGGGAAGCGGAAAAGGCGTTCACGGGCATGCTGCCCAGGGTTGAGCCGCACCTGTTGCCGGCCGGCGCCAGCCAGGACGTGCTGAACGCCAGTCTGCAGCGCGGCTCGCTGGTGCCGTACCGGGCGCCGGCCAAAGTCGCCGACCTGGCCAAGGTCGGCACCAAGCTGGCGATCTACCGCTTCGGCCGCTCGATCGATGACGACTCGCGCTACTGGTTCCACTGGCTGAACGATACCGATGTGGCGCGCGGCGCCATTCCGGACGACGCGCAGGAGCGGACCTACTTCACCGAGGCAGGCCAGCCGCCGCGGGTGACGGATTCGACCATGGCTACAACCGACGGCCAGATGCCGTCCGCGTGGTATCGGCTGGGCATCCCGGCGCCGACGTCGCGGGCCACGGTGACGGTCGCCCTGCAGCCCGATCCGCCCTCGGGCCTGGAGCGCCAGTCGTGCCTGCTGGCGTACACCTTCGTGTCGGCCTGGGGCGAGGAAGGGCCGCCCAACGAGGTGAGCGACCCGTTCAATGCTGCCACCAATGACACCCTGAACGTGATCAACATGGAGGGGCCGCCGGCCGGCGAATACAGCATCACGTTGAAGCGGCTTTACATCTCCACCACCGACGGCACCGGCACGGCCGTGCTGCGATTCTGGAAAGAAGTGCCGGCCGGCGCCGTGACCTTTTCCGACAAGGTCGACTTCACCGAGCTGGGCGAGGCGCTGCCCGAGCGCGCACTGGTGCCGCCGCCGGCGGACCTGTTCGGCCTGATGGCGCACCCCGGCGGGTTCATGATCGGGTTTTCGGGCAAGCGGGTGTACCGGTCGGAGGTGTTCAAGCCCTTCGGCTGGCCGTACTACTCGCCGGTCGCGGACGAGATCGTGGGCGGTGCCATCATGGGCCAGGCCACGGTCGTGTGCACCAAGGGCGACACCTACCTGGCCACCCAGGCGGATCCGGTCACCCTGACGCCGCTGCGCCTGGACGGCAACCAGCCGTGCGTCGCCAAGCGCACCATCAGGGCGTTCAAGGGCGGCGTGGTCTACGCTTCTCCCGATGGCCTGGTCATGGTCGACCAGGCGGGCAGCGTGGGCGTGGTGACCGAGGAGCTGCTGACCCGGGCGCAGTGGCAAGGCTACCGGCCGGCCTCGATGCATGCCAGCGTGCACGACAACCGCTACTTCTGCTGGTTCGACACCGGCGCCGAGCGCGGCGGCTTGATTTTCGACCTGACGCGCGGCGCCATGTCGCTGACCCGTACCGATGTGTATGCGACGGCCTCGTTCTCGGACGGCCGGCGCGATGAACTGTTCCTGGCGCTGCCTGACGGCAACGTGCACAAATGGGACGGGGGCGTGGTGCCGCTGGCCATGCGCCGGGTGAGCAAACGATTCATCCTCGAGCGCGCCCAGAACATCGGCGCCGCCCAGGTGGTGGCCGCGGCCTATCCGGTGACCTTCCGGCTACGGGCCACGATCGAGACGTCCGGCGGCCCGCTGGACGTGGAGCTGCAGCACCAGGTGACCAACGGCCGTCCGTTCCGGCTGCGCGGCAACTATCGCGCCCGCAGCTACGAGTTCACCGTCGAGGGCTCCGCGGCTATTTCCGAGGTGACCGTGGCGTCGGTCCTGGGCAACGTCACGGCGGTCTGACGATGGCGACCTCTGCACGATCCGGCCTGCGCTACGCAGACCTGCCGGCGATCGAGTCCGCCCGGCTGCCCGATAACCCGGCCGCGACGCGCGCGCTCGAGCAGATGCGCCTGACCCTGGCGACGCGATTCGGGAAGGGCGGCCAGGCGGTCGACAAGGCGGTGACCTGGGGCGACCTGGTCGAGAATGGCATCGTCACGATGCGCGGCGCCGATGGCAAGCCCATCCTCATCAAGAATCCGGGGGGCACGTTCCAGCCCAGCACGCCGCCGGTGGTCGATGGCATGCCGCCGGCGCCGACTGGCTTCAAGGCAACGCCCGGCCTGGGCACCGTGGTGTTGGAATGGGACAAACCGAACTTCGCCTACTTCGGCTATGCGGAGGTTTTCCGCGGCACGACCGACAACCAGGCGCAGGCGCAGAGCGTCGGCCAGACCACCGGCTGGGTGTATGCGGATCCGGTAGGCGGCGCCACCGCCACCACCTACTTCTACTGGGTGCGGTTCGTGTCCGTCGGCGGCAAGGTGGGGCCGTTCAATGCCGTGGGCGGCACGACCGGCGCCGTCTCGCTGGACCCTGCCTACCTGATCGACGTCCTGTCGGCCGCCGGCGACCCCAAGGCGCTGCTGTACGAGATCCCCGAGCCGACGGAAATCAACGGCGTGCCGGTGCCTGCCGGCATCTACATCCGCGACCTGTACGTCGCCAACGGTTCCATCTCCAACGCCAAGCTGGGCAACGCTTCGATCACCGACGCCAAGATCGCCAACCTGTCGGCGGCCAAGGTCACGTTCGGGGAGATGAGCGGCGATCGCATCGCGGTGAACAGCCTGAATGCGGACCGGCTGACGGTGGCGTCGCTGTCCGCGCGCCTGGCCGTCATCACGACCGCCTACGTCAAGACGGCCAACATCGAGGACGCGGCGATCACCAACGCGAAGATCGCCAACCTGAGCGCCGACAAGATCACAGCCGGCGTGCTGAACGCGGCGCGCATCGCCGCGGGCTCTATCACGGCGGACAAGCTCAATGTGGCGAGCCTGTCGGCAATCACCGCCACCATCGGGCTGCTGCGCACGGCGGTGAGCGGCGCGCGGCTGGAGATCCGCGACAACCTGCTGCTGGTGTTCGACGCCAACAACGTGCTGCGCGTGCGTCTGGGGATCTGGTAATGCCGGCCGGCATCGAGACCTACGGGCCCAATGGGGCGGTCCTGACGTCCTACCTGAGCAAGATCAGCCGGCAGTACGGAAAGGTCGCCACCGGCACGTCGGACGGGGCGCACGCCGATGCCCGGCTGGCAGAGGGCGGTGAACCGTGGTTTGCGACCCTGCCGCAGGGCAACCCGGCGAGCGTCAATGCGCCGTTCGTCTGGCGCGACGGGATCACCCTCCGGTGGAAATTTCTGGAGGACATGCCGGGCGACAGGGCAACCGCCACCATCATCTACGGGGTGCGGTGAATGGCTGCTGGCTTTCAACTGCTTTCCGGCGCCAGCGAGCTGATCGTGGACAGCTCGTCGATCAACATGTTCCTGCGCCACGCCGGTGTGGCCAGCAACTCGGCGGCGGTGGCAGCCATTGATCCGGTCCTGTTCTTCCGGCCGGTGGGCGAGGCCTGCTATCTGGCCTGGGCCAATCTCTCAGGCGGGACCCTGGAGTTCGCGTTCAACAATCCGGCCGAGTACTACGTGTTCGACCGACCGGTGACGCCGAGCTACCTGGATGCTTTCAGCGAGTCGGGCTCGCAGATCTTCACCGCGGCGCAGCGTCCGCTGAACGTCATCGGCAGCGTGAACATTCCCGACTACTACACCGCCTACCGGCTGGCATATCGCGACGGCTGGACCTACAGCGGCCTGGTATCGGGCAAGTACGCCTACAACCAGGCCTTCGTCCGCCAGGGATACAACTCGCTGCCCGGCGTGACGGGCTGGGAAACCTACCTCATGGCCGAAGCGCTGCAGGCGACCGCGAACGGCTTCTGGGCGGGCTTCCCGCAGTTCGGTGTGCGATTCCTGGGATGGAGCCCGACGCGCACCAACACCTTTATCTCATATGCGCCCAGCCCGCAGGTGTCGATCATCGACGTGGCCGGGATTCTCTAACCAACCGCTGGCAAGGACGACATGCAAAAGGAAATCGAAAACGCCATCTTCTCCAACGTGGGGAACCGCATCACCCAGGAGCTGGCCATGGGCCTGGTGATGAGTCTGCTGCAGGTCGCGCAGCAGGCGGTCGAGACTGCCCGCAGCGAGGCGTTGTCGGCTGCTGCGTCCATGGTGCCGCCGGCTGCGGCAGCGCAAGGAGCCGACGAGGCCGGCGCCATCGATCCGGCCTATGCCCGCAAGGCCGAGGTGCCCGCCACTCGCAGGCGGGGGACCAAGCCTGTCAAGACCACGAAGGCGCGCCGATGAGCGCGCCTTTTTTTGACCAGGCGCTGGCGCTGCGCTGGATGCGCGGCAACGCCAGCGCGGTCGATTTCCTGCGCACGGCGTTCGACGTGGCGCACTTCTGGGATGACCTGGTCGACCGCGACAGGATTCTCAGCGACGCCGATATCAACCGCGCCATGTTCCAGGCGCTGGTGGTGCTGCCGCGCAATGCGTTCTACCAGGCCAATTTCGCCAGCCTCAACGCGGTGCTGGCGAACGCCGCGACCAACTGGACGATCGCCACGGATCTGGAGCGCGCGGGCGGCGTGGCGGGCAAGCGGACGGCCTATGTCCTGCGCGCCTCCTATGTCGACCTGGTGACCCATTGCGCGCTGCTGCTGGGCGGCATGGACTGGGCGCGCGCGGTGGGAGTGGAGCTGCGCCAGCTGGCTGAACCGTATCCCGAGTACTTGACCAACCTGGAGGCCGAGAAGGCCGCACGAGGTGACTGAGATGGGCTGCATGTCCACGGAAGTGAAACAGGATCCGGCCGTCGGCCGGGCCCAGGAAGCCAATGCCCAGATCGGCATGCGCGCCCAGGACCTTGCGGAGCGCAATTTCGAATGGAACCAGCAGCTGACGGAGCAGTTCGCGCCGATCTACCAGGGCCTGCTGAACAACGCGCTGGGCGAGGCCAACAAGAACGCGCAGCGCGGCGACGATCAATGGAATCAGTACAAGTCCGTATTCCAGCCGATCGAGAACAAGATGGCCGAGGAGGCCATGAACTACGACAGCCCGGAGGAGATCGCGCGACGCGAAGGCCTGGCCGCGGCGACCGTGGGCCGGCAGTTCGACAACACGCAGGCGCAGACCTCGCGCGAGATGGCTCGCATGGGCGTTTCACCCACCAGCAGCCTGGGCAGCACCGCCATGACGGATCAGGCCAATGCGCGGGCGTTGGCAACCGCCGGCGCGGTCAACAAGGAGCGCAACGACACCAAGCTGCTGGGCATGAGCCTGCGCGAGAACGCGGCGAAGTTCGGCCGGAACCAGACCGGCACCGGCATTGCGGCGTCGCAGGCGGCCCTGCAGGCGGGGAACTCCGCCACTGGCGTGATGGGGGCGCAGTCGGCCCAGGGCAATGCCGCAGGGACGGGGCAGGGGCTGCTGGGGACTGCAAGCGGTGCTTTCGGCACGATGGGGCAACTGGGGCTGAACCAGATGAACCTGCAGCAGAACGCCAATGCTGCCGGTCAGTCGGGGCTGGGCTCGCTCATCGGTACCGGCGCGATGCTCGCGGGTCAGTACTTCATGTCGTCGTCGAAGGAACTCAAGGAGGACGGCGAGCCCGTCGACGACGAGAAGGCGTTGGAAGGTCTGACCAAGGTGCCTGTCGAGAGCTGGAAATACAAGGATGGCGTTGAGGACGGCGGCCGCCACGTTGGCCCCTATGCGGAAGACATGCAGGCGCAGTTCGGTGATGGCGTGGCGCCAGGCGGGATGGGGTTGGACATGGTCAGCGTGACCGGGAAGCACCACGCTGCGATCCGGGCGCTCGCCAAAAAGGTGGATCGTCTGGAGCGGCGGCGCAGCGACGTGGGACTGATGGACGTCGCCGGCCTGGTGGTGGGCAATGCACCCGACGAAAAAACGGCCGGCGCACTGCCGCCGGCATTGTCGGGCGACTTGTCGGCCGGCCTGATTGGACTGGAGAGGATCTGATGGCGATGAACGGGAGCTTTGCGGGCGGCCTGGCCGATGGGCTGCGTAATGGAATGGCGATTTCGCGGGCGTGGGACGACGCCGCTGATAGGAAGCGCGCACGCGAGGAGTACGACCGAGAGCGCATGGTCGATAGGAAACTGGCTTCGGAGATGCTCGGGCAGGCCGCCGCAGCCGCTCCGCAGTCGGGGGACGTTGGACTCCAGCCGGTTCCGGCACAGCGTGCTGCGGACTCCGGCGCCACTATGGTGAATGACACAGCAGGCCTGCAGCCTGTGGCAGTCAGCACGCCGGTGCCCCCTGTCGCGCCCGTGGCGCAATCTGTGGGCCTGACGGATGTGGCGAGCGGTGGCGCCGGCTTTGGGGCGAGACAGGGCGGGGCGCTGGGATTGGCCGGCGTATCGCCGACGGCAGAAAAAAAAAGTCCGGAAACCGCTGATTACCTCGGTGCCAGCGACTTCGGGCAGGTCGCCGATGGGTTGACCCGGGCATATCGAAAGGCTCTGGAGTTGGGGGAACCTGGCCGAGCGATGCAATTGCTGGCGGATCGAGAGAGGTATGTAGGTCAGCACCGAGAGCAGGCCTTTGCTGCGGCGCAGGGACGCTACCAGCTGACCGGCGATCCGAACGCCTATGTCCCCTTCGTGAACCGGTTCATGCCGGGAGGCATCGAGGTGAAGGCGATCAATCGCCGCAGTGAACAGGCCGGCGGCGCGCCTGTGTACGACTTTGTCGGCGTGGACACTGTGACCGGCAAGCCGGTGCAGCAGCCTATCACCGAAAACATGTTGCAGACCTTCGTGCGCAGCATCAGCGACCCGAAGGCGCAGCAAGCCATGGTGGCGCAGCAGGCGAAGCTGCTTTTCGATGCCGAGCAGAAGCGCCGCGAGCAGGTGCTGGCCAGTCAGCTGCGCAAGGATGAGGAGGCGAGCAAGCCGCGGATCCTGGGCAAGGACCAAACGCTGTACACCCCCGACGGCCAGGGTGGCTTGCGGGTACGCGCCCAGGGCAGTGAGGCCGGCAAGCCCAGGATGGCTACGTCCGACAAGGATTTCGCCAACCACGTCATGCGCATCTTCAAGGTGGACAGCCTGGATGGGCTGGGCGATGACCAGCGCAAGCTGGTGAGCGGCATCATCGCCACCGGCGAGAACATCAACCGCCTGAATGCCGGCACGCCTGCAGGCGAGGTACTGACGGCCGGGAACCTGGCTGCGCTTGCCCAAGATGTGTACGCGGGGACCGCCGACATCAGGCCGATCCAGCTCGGCGATCGACAGTTCGGTTTTGGTGTGGAGCACGAGGGCCAATTGGTATACCTGCCGGCATCCGTCGTGCCCAAGGCGGTGCAGGAACAAATCCGGGCGCGGCTGGTGGCAGCGTCTGCACAGGGTGGAGGTCAGGCAGCGCCAGCAGCTGCCGCTCCGACCGATGCATCTCGGCCAGCACAGGCGGCGTCGCCTGTGGCCAGGCCTGCGCCGGCCAGCCGCGCCGTTCCTGCCACCGCCACTCCTCCCGCAACCGCTGCGGCCGATAGCGCAGAGGGCGCCCAGCTCGATACCGCCCGCGCCGAGCTGCGCCAGGCGCAAGCCCTCGTACGCCAACTGCGCTCCAGCCCGCCTGGATTGAAAGCCGGCCAGGAGGCGCGCGCCCGGCACGCCGCGCAGCTGCAGCAGGCCGAGCGCGATGTAGAGCTGGCCCGCGTGGCCGAACAGGCTGCGGCCGAGCGCTGGGCCCGCGCCACCGAAGGATCCGAATTCACGCGCGCCGCCATGGGCCGCACCACCGCAGAATAGAGGGAATAGATGGAAAACTTTGAAAATCCCGCTGACGGGATCGAGTTCAAAGACAACGTGGCCGCGCGCCGCGACCAGGTCCGCGCCGACCTGGATGTCCAGTTCTCGGACGCCGGTGCGCCGGCGGGCGCCACCGGCAAGCCCTTGCCGTTCACTTTCCGCGTAGCCGACTACACGCGGCCGCAGCAGGATGGCGGCGGCATTGAGTTCGTCGACTTCCCCAAGACGCTCGCGGGCGGCGCGATCAAGGGCGCCGGCAGCGCCGTGCGCGGCGTGGGGAAGGTTGCCGAAGGCCTGGGCCGTGTCGGCGTGACGGCGGTGAACCAGGCCTTTGATGCTGGCCTGGAAATCCCCACCAACCCCCTGGAGGGGGCGGCGGATGCAACGCATCGCCTGGGCGAACGCGTGCTGGATTCGCGCACGGAAGAGGCGAAGCGCCGTGAGGCCGACTCGCAACCGGGTGGCGACCTGGACAAGCCGGAAACCTGGACGCTGGGCCGCGACCCGTCAGCATCGGGCTTGGCCCTGCAGGCGCTGAACGCCGGCGGTTCCAGCGCGCTGCCCGTCCTCGCGTCGGTGGCCGCCGGCCCCTTGGGAGTTGGGGCACGCATGGCCGCAGGCGCTGCTGCTGGCGGCGCCATGGGCGGCGGTAATGCGATCGAGCAGGCGCGAGAAACGATCGACGGCCTGGACGACCAGCAACTGGCCGCCGCATCGTCCGCATATCGAGATCTGATCGCGCAGGGCGTGACGCCGGTGGAAGCGCGCGCCCGGGTGCGCGCCGACGCCGAGAATGCCGCATTTGTGCGCACGCTGCCTGTGTCCGCCGTCGGCGGCGCGGCGACCGGCCGGATCTTGTCGCCGGCGGGCCGCGTGCTTGGCGATCGCGGCGTGGTGGCGCAGACCCTGGGCAAGGCCGCCTTGGCCGGCACCGAGGAAGCCGTCCAGGAAGTCGGCGAGGGGTACGCCACCCAGAAGGGTATCAACGCCGGCGCGGGCATGGCGCTGGACCCGATGGCCGGGTCTTTCGGCAACGCGGCGCTGGGCTTCGTCGCAGGCATGGGGCCGGGCGCTGTGCATGGCGCAACCGAAGGCGTGCGCCACCGTGGCGTGCCTTCGGCGCCGAGCCTCCAGGCGGGCGACGTGATGCACGCCAGCGGCAAGCCGTTCGTGACGGCCAGCGCCGCGCGCCAGCGGGCCGAGGAGCTGGGCGAGGGCGCGCAGGTGCTGCGCTACGAAAACGGGTTCATCGTGCGGCCTGGGGCGGCGGTCGACCAGCAGGCCACTGGCGCAGCGCTGGCGCCTGCCGAGGGAGACGGGGGCACCGAGGGCGCGCCGGCTGCCACGGACACGGCGAATGCAGACGGCCAGGCCGCAGGCTTCGCGCCGCGGCAGCAGGTCTACCTGCGGCAGAACGGCCGCGAGCTGCCCGTCGAGTTTCTGGGCGTGGAGAGCAACGCCGCGACTGCGCGCCCCGGCGGTGAACAGCTGGCCCGAATCCGGACGGCCGACGGCCGCGGCCGCTTCGTGCGGCTGTCTGAACTGTTCGCCGAGCCCATGCCCGGCAACTCGCTGCGCGAGGCCATGGGCGGCACGGCGGCGCTCGAGGGGCCGGAGGCCTTTCCCGTCCTGGACGGACCAATCCAGCGCGCGGCATTGCCGGCGCCGGACGGGTACGCCGCTGGCGAGGGCTTCGTCGCGCGCGACTCGTGGCGCATGCCCGCCAACGCGCCGCGCGGGATCCGCAACAACAACCCCGGCAACATCCAGAAGGGCGCCGGCTTTCAAGGTGAAGTCGAGGGCAACGATCCGCGCTTTGCCACCTTCGCCACGCCGGAGGATGGTATCCGCGCGATCGGGATGAACCTGCTGACCTACCAGCGCCAGCACGGTCTGGACACTGTGCAAGGCATCCTGAACCGGTGGGCGCCGCCGTCTGAAAACGACACCGGCGCATATGTGGGCCAGGTGGCGCGCGCGCTGGGCGTGGAGCCCAACCAGCAGTTGGATCTGAGCGACCCGGCGACACTGACCGGGTTGACCGCCGCCATCATCCGCCACGAGAACGCCATGCAGCCGTACAACGCGGCGCAGCTGGAGGCAGCGGTAAGCGCCGCGCTGTCCGGTGCGCCGGTGCGGCGCGCGTTGCCGGCCCCGGTCTACCAGGTCGACGGCGAGGGCGTGGCGGCCACTGCCGGCCAGCGTGACGCTGAGCTGGCGCGCCAGGCGGCCATGGGCATGACGCCCGATGTGGCGGCCGCCGGCGTGCGCCATCCTGGCGCTGCAACCGACGCCGCAGCTCACGAGGCGGCCACGTCGCCGACGAACGACCGCCCCGAGCCGACCGACGCCCAGAAGGATGCCGGCAACTACAAGGTCGGGCGCACGCGTATCGCTGGCATGGATATCTCCATCGAGAACCCCGAAGGGTCGGAGCGCCGCGGCACGTCCCCCGACGGCACCAGCTGGGCCAACCGGATGGCCGGCCATTATGGTTACATCCGCCGGACTCAGGGCGCCGACGGCGACCAGGTGGACGTATTCGTTCGCCCGGGCACCACGTCCGATTTTGCCGGCCCGGTGTTCGTCATTGACCAGGTCGATCCGGCTGGCGGCCGCTTCGACGAATCGAAGGTGATGCTGGGCTACGACACCCGCGAGGACGCCGAGCGCGCCTACCGCGACAGCTACACGCCGGACTGGCGTGGCATGGGCAAGATCACCCAGATGGACGTGCCCACGTTCAAGCGCTGGATCGACGAAGGCGACACGACGAAGCCCGCGTCGGAATCCGGCCTGGGTACGCTGGTGGCCGAGCCCGACATTACCGCCAAGGGGGGCCGCCCCTTCCTGACCCGTGGTGCGGCCCAGCGCGCCGCCACGCTGCACGGGAATGCCGACGTCGAACCGGCGGATGGCGGCTTTGTGGCGCGGCCGCGCACTGGCCAACCCCCGCGCGAGGCGCCGGCACCTTCTGCGGCCGACTTCGCGCGCGGCGCGCGGCGCGACTTCCTGCAGATGGTGCGCCAGGCCGGAGGCATTCGCCCCGAACTGGCCGCCGATATCTACGGCGATCGCGCTCACCTGGCCAACCGGCGGGCGCCCGGCCTGTTCCGCCAGGGTGGCATGGACGCCGACCGCCTGGTGGAAGCCATGCAGCAGGCCGGTTACCTGCCTATGGAGGGCGACACCGTCGACCTGGCAGGCACGGCCATGGACCGCGTGCGCGAGGCGCTGGAGGGCGAGGCGGTCTATTCGCTCGAGCAGATGGACGAGGCCGCCCGCCGCGCGTATGCTGAACGCGAAGCCGAGCGGTTCAACAACCCGAAAAAAACCAAGGCGCAGATCGCTGCCGATTTGTTCGGCGCGATAGAGGCCATGCCTCCCGCAACTACGGCGGCAGAACTCGGCGCGCAGTTCGACGCGGCCGCATATCTGCATCAGCAAGGAATCACGAATGGACGAACCCAAGAAGCCCTCATTGAACGCGCGGCCATTCAAGCCGAAGAGTCCCCCGCCGCATTTGCCGACGCACTTAAGTCAGCAGCAGCAGCGTATGGTCGACGGAACGATGTCGATTCTGGACGCGGTGGCCAGAGCGAACTCGCCGGAAACGCTGGAGATGGCGCAGGCAGTGATCGCCAAGGCGGCCCGCAAGGACTGACCCTCGAAAGCCCCACGCCTGACGGGCACCGTGCTGCCGCCAGCCAGCAGGCCGCCCAGCAGCAACAAGCCACCATCGAGGCCCGAGAGGCCGACCGGCGCGCCGCAGCCGATGCCGCGCGCGGCGATTTTGTCCTGACCGGCAGCGACCGGGCGGCCGATCAAGCCGCAGCGCGGGGCCAGCAGGAACTGGCACCGGCCCCGCAAGCCCCCGCCGCGGCCAGCGAGCCGCCTGCCCGTCCTGGTGGTCGCATCGAAGATTTCGGCGAGACGCTGCAGGGCGCCCGCAAACACTACGCCGAGCAGTACGCCGAGCGCATGCGCCAGGCCGAGGCGTTGCCGATCCGCGATCATGCCCTGGCCGAGACGTGGCCGGAGCCGAATTACGGCAAGCTCCTCGAGGACGGCGCCGACCCGTTCCTGGTGGCGCTCGTGCACGCCAGCCGCGACGAGATTCCCAGCAAGCCGCGCAAGGGATGGAAGCTCAAGGGCTGGGCCGACCAGGTGGAGCGGCTGCGTGAATTCTCCGGCGAGCTGCTGGCGGGCAGGATCAAGGGCGCCGATGTGCGCGCCATCCTGGACAAGTCGCAGGATCTGCGCGACGTCTACGGGCGGGCCCAACTGTACGAGGCCGTGGGCCACGACCGATCCCTGCGCGGAGTGTCCCTGCGGTCGGCGGACTACAGCGTTTTCGCCGGCGAGAGGTTCGAGACGCCGCGCCGGATCTGGACCGTAGAACGCAAGGCGTCCACCGGCATGGGCAACTGGCCGCAGATCGCCGCCAAGGGCGACAGCGCCGCGGCCGCCATCGCCGACTTCAAGCGCGAGCTGGACAAGCTGGCCGGCGAGCCGGCGCCGGCGCGCGAGGTGCGTTTCGATATCTACTCGCGCCCGCGCATGCCTGGCTTTTACATCGGCAAGAAGGTCGGCCGGACCTACATCGACCTGCAGCACTTCGATGACGTCAAGGCCGCCCGCGCCTACCTGGCCGAGAACAAGGAGCTGCTGACCCAGCGGCTGGACGAGCTGAAAGACGTCCCGGCGCACCGGCGCGAGACGAACGCGCCCCGGGTGGGCGTGGACCACCGGGATGGTGGCGACGTGACGCCGGCGCAGTTCAGCGACGCCTTCGGCTTTCGTGGGGTGCAGTTCGGCAACTATGTCGAGGGCGGCCGCCGCCAGGCTGATCTGAACGAAGCCTACGATGCCCTGATGGATCTGGCTGGCGTCATCGGCGTGCCGGCGCGTGCGCTGTCGCTGAATGGCGAGCTGGGTCTGGCCTTCGGCGCGCGCGGCGCCGGCGGAAAGGATGCCCCCATGGCGCACTACGAGCCCGGCCAGGTCGTGATCAACCTGACGAAGAAGCGCGGCGCGGGGTCGCTCGCGCATGAATGGTGGCATGGCCTGGACAATTATTTCTCCCGCCGCGGCGGCACGCCGGCGGGCTACGCCTCAGAATCCGGGGCCACTACCGCCGGCATCCGGCCCGCGATGGCCGAGGCCTTCGGGGCGCTCAAGCAGACGATCGGCCTGATCGGCATGCGAGAGCGGTCGCGCAAGCTGGATGAGCGCAAGGCGAAAGACTACTGGTCCACCGGCCGCGAGCTGTCCGCGCGGGCGTTCGAGAGCTATGTGATCGCCAAGCTGGCCGACCAGGGCGCCGCCAACGACTATCTGGCCAACGTGGTGCCGGAGAAGGCCTTCGGCGACGAGCTGGCCTACCCGTACCCGACCGCCGCCGAGATCCCGCAGATCCGGGCGGCGTTCGATCGCTTTTTCCAGACGGTGGAGCAGGTGCCCGGCGGGGATGGCCGGATTGCGCTCGAGAGTCGGGGCGACGGCGGGCAGGGTGTCGACCCTGCCGAGGCGCGGCGCCTGGCGGCCGACTTCATGGGCAAGCTGCCGGGCGCAGCCGCTCTGCGCGTGTCCGTGGTGGAGCGCGTCGATCAGATCCCCGAGGGGGCGAAACCGTCCGCGATGGCCGAGGGAGCCTACTACCCGGCGGGCGATGGCGGCCGGATCTACCTGGTGGCTGAAAACCTGCCCACGGCGGAGCGCCTGCAGCAGGTGCTGGCGCATGAGGTGGTCGGCCACTTCGGCGTCGAGGCGCTGCTGGGCGATCGCTTCCGCGACGTGCTGGCCGACGTGCGCCGTCTGGCTCGCGCGCCGGATGGCGTGCACATCCCGCGCGACGCGGGCCCGGACCATGCGCATTACGCCACCTTCGAGGCGGTGACGGCGCGCTACCCGGACTATTCGGCCGCCAACCGCGCCCGCGAAGTCCTGGCGCGCATGGCCGAGCAGGGCAAGCGCCCGGTGTTCCTGGGACGTCTCTACGGCATGATCCGCGCCGCGCTGCGGCGGCTGGGCCTGAACCTGCAGCTGAACAACGCCGATATCCGCAAGATGGTCGTTGACGCCGGCCGGTTCCTGCAGCGCGCGCCGGCGGCGCGAGTGAGCGCCGGTATGCAGGAAGCCGCAGCCTCGATGGCGGCCAGCCGCGGGGCGGACACCGCCGGCGCAGCCGTGACGGTGCTGACCGGCGAGGAGCTGGGCGCGGCCGAGCTGGGCGCCAAGGAGCTGCGCGACGCTGCGCGTGCCTGGGCGGCGGAGAACCTGAAAGGGAAAAATTTCGTGAACCGGGCGACCGGTTGGGCGGTGCAGGTCAGCCAGCGCGGCATCAAGGAATCGCTGTCACGCAGCGCCCGCATCAGCAAGGTCCAGTCCATGGTGGCATTGCCGGGCCTGATCGAACAGGCCATCCTGGGCCATTCGGAGGCCAACCGCAACAAGCAGCGTGACCCATTCACCAGCCAGGTGCACACGCTGTATGCGCCGGTGGAGATCGCTGGCCAGGACTACCTGGCGCGTCTGGTCGTGAAGGAAAACGCCAACGGTCACCTGTTCTACGACCACGATCTTTCCGACGTGGTGGAAGCAAAGCGCCCCGACAACACGTCCGCCGTAAGCATTCCCGCTTCCAAAGCGGGCGCAGATCGGACGCCGTCAGGGCGAGCCTTTACGGTAGAAGATATCGCGGCGATCGTCAACAGGGAGGGGCGGGCCGGCTGGGTGTTCGACCCTGGCGCGCTCGAGTCGCGCCGCCGCCACAAAGAAGCCCCGCCCGCCGCGGGGCTTCGTACCTCTGGGCCCATGGAATCGCGTGCGGCCGCGGCCACCGCCGGCGCCCCGCCGGCGCAGCCGGGTGCAGCCCGAGAGCCCAAACGCGGCGCCAAGGTCGAGCGCCCGGGCGAGACGCTGTCGGACATCGAGCGGCGCCAGCGCAACAAGTTCCTGGGCAAGATCGGGGTGTGGGCCGAGCAGGAACCCATCAAGGCGCGCCTGGCCAAGGCGTCTGATCGCTGGCAGGCGAAGCTGGTGCAGGGAATTTTCGATCAGTTCGCGCCGCTCAAGGGGATCAGTGCCACCGCCTACATGCAGGCGCGGCTGTCCAAGGGAGCCGACGGCGCCGCCGAATACCTGGTGCGGCACGGCGCGGTCAAGCTGCAGGACGGCGCGCTGGACACTGCCGGCGGCAAGGGGCTGGCGGAAATCCTGGCCGGTTTGAACGGCGAACACGACCATTTCATGGCCTGGATTGCCGCCAACCGGGCCGAGCGCCTGGCCGCCGAATGGCAGGTGCGGTTCGACAACGGCGTGACCGAGCGCTTTGCCAACGAGGCCGCCGCGCGCGCCGAGGCGGCGAAGTGGCCCGGCGCCAAGGCCGAGCCCGCTTCGCGCGAACGGCTTTTCACGCCCGACGATATCGAAGTCGGCAAGCGCCTGGCGCAGGGCAAGATGGCCGACGGCCGCGACCGGGCCACCGTCTACCGCGAGGCCCTGGGCCAGTTCAACGAGCTGCAGCGCTCCGTCCTGGACGTGGCGCAGGAGGCTGGCCTGGTAGATCCCAGCTCGCGCAAGCTGTGGGAGAGTGAGTTCTATGTGCCGTTCTACCGGGTGATGGAGGATGACGCCACCGGCACTATGGGGCCCGGCCAGATCGGCGGCCTGGTGGGCCAGCACGCATACAAGCGCCTCAAGGGCGGCACGGACAAGCTGGGCGACCTGGTCGCCAACACGGTGTCGAACTGGTCGCATCTGCTGTCGGCCAGCATGAAGAACCTGGCCGCGCAGGGCGCGCTGCAGGAGGCGGAAAAGCTGGGTGTCGCCACGCGGGTGCGACAGGCCGAGCGGGGCAGCGTGCGCGCCATGTTCGCCGGCCAGGAGCGGCACTACCAGGTATCCGATCCCCTGGTGCTGAACGCTCTGACGGCCCTGCACTATGTCGGCTCCAATGACCCGTTCACCAAGGCGGCGCGCAAGTTCAAGCACGCGCTTACCGTGGGGGTGACCATCAGCCCGACCTTCCGCGTGCGCAACCTGCTGCGCGACACGATCCAGGCGATGGCGATCGACAGCAACCTTTCTACCAACCCGCTGCGCAACCTGGTGGAAGGGTGGAAGGCGACGGGCGCCGAGAGCGACACCTGGCGCCGGCTCATGGCTGGGGGCGGGGCGGTGCGCTTCGGATCCTTCAACGACGGCAACGCCCGCAACGTGAAACGCCTGGTCGACGAGCTGGGCGCCCATCCCGATGACGTCATCACATCGCCGGCCGGCATGGGCCGGGCGCTGCGCAAGGCCTTCGACTGGTATCAGGAAACCGGCGACCGATCCGAGACGATCAACCGCGCGGCGATTTACCAGCAGGCGCGCAAGTCTGGCCGCAGCCACCTGGAGGCCAGCTACGCCGCGCGCGACCTGATGGACTTCACCGCCGGCGGCACGTTCTCCGCAGTGCGGATGCTGTCGCAGGTGGTGCCGTTCTTCAACGCCCGCCTGCAGGGCATGTACAAGCTGGGCCGCGGCGCGGCCGCGGATCCTGCCCGGTTCGTCGCGGTGACGGGAGCCGTGGCGATGGCGTCGGCGCTGCTGTACCTGGGCATGAAGGACGACGACGACTACAAGCAGCTGCCCGACTGGGCGCGCAATTCGTTCTGGATCACGAAGCTGCCGGGCACCGACCGCTTCGTCTACATCCCGAAGCCGTTCGAGATCGGGGCCCTGGGCAGCGTGGTCGAGCGCGGCACCGAGCTGGCCTTTGGCGGGGACGATTTCCGCCTGCGGGACTTCGGCCGTACGGTCGGCGCCATCCTGAGCGAGCAGCTGTCGATGAACCCGGTCCCGCAGCTGGTCAAGCCGGCTATGGAAGCGGCGTTCAACTACGACTCCTTCCGCGAGCGCGACATCGACAGCGTCGGTCAGCAGCGCCTGCCGGCCGGCGATCGCTTCACGGCGTCGACCTCGGCCGGTGCGGTGGCGCTGGGCAAGGCGCTGGGCCTGTCGCCGCAGCGCCTGGAACACCTAGTGCGCGGCTACTTCGGCTGGCTGGGAACTCAGGCGCTGAACGTGTCCGATCACCTGGCCAGGCCGCTGTCGGGCCTCCCCGAGAATCCACGCCGCGACCTGAGCCGCCTGGATAACTGGTTCGTTGTGGGCGATTTCGTGAAGGAATCCGACCCGCGCTCGAGCAAGCACATCCAGCGCTTCTATGACGAGCAGCGCGAAGTCAACCAGGTCTACGCCGCCTTTTCACAGGCGCGCGAGCTGGGCGACCTCGAGCGCGCCCGCGAGTTGGCCGGCGACGACCAGATGCGCCTGCGCGCACTGTTCAAGGCTGCCGACAGCCAACTGCGGGACGTCAATCTCAAGATCAAGGCGCTCGAGCGGGCCAGCATCCCGGCCGACGAGAAGCGCGCGCAGCTGGACCTGCTGTACCGCGCCCGTAACCGCCTGGCCGCGCTGGCCGACCAGCACGCCCGCAGCGCCCGTCCTTGACGGCCTACCACCTGATCCAACCACGGCGCGCCTTCCGGCGCGCTTTTCTTTTTCGAGGAGCCATCATGTCCGCATTCAGCCTTTCGGCGCGCAGCCTGCAGCGCCTGGACGGGGTACACCCCCGACTTGTCGAAATCGTCAAACTGGCGATTCAGCGCACCGTCGTCGACTTCACTGTCGTCGAAGGGGTGCGCACAGCCGAGCGCCAGCGCGAGCTGGTCGCCCAAGGCGCCAGCCAGACGCAGAACAGCCTGCACCTGCAGCAGCAGGACGGCTATGGCCACGCCGTCGACCTGGCGCCGCTGGTCGGTGGCGCGATCCCGTGGAACGACTGGGAGCAATTTCGCCGACTGGCCGACGTCGTCAAGGCCTGCGCGGCCGAGCTGGGCACGCCGGTGGAGTGGGGCGGGGACTGGAAATCGCTCAAGGACGGCCCCCACTTCCAGCTGCCGCGCGGCTGGAAGGCAGCAGCATGATGGCCGCTGGCGAAAAGGTGGTCGGCCTGTTGGTGGGCTGGCGGGGCTATGTGGCGGCCGCCGCCGTAGGGGCCGTCGCAGCTTGGTTCGTGCTGGACGCGCTCCACGGACGCGAGATTTCCGAACTGCGACTGGAACAGTCGCGCGACGATCTGTCCGTGGCGCGCGAGGCGATCCAGCAGACCAACGACGATCTGCTGGCCATGGCCGCCAACGCGCGCGCTGCTGCGGCCGCCGGCCCTGAACTTACCGCGTCGATCGGCGCGCTCTCTAAGGCTGTGAAAAATGCGAATCCTCTGCCTGCTGGCTGTCGCCCTGATACTGACCGGGTGCGAAGCCTCACGGACTCTGTACGTGCCGCGCGTGGTGCCGCCGCTGGACAGCGGCTTGGCGGCGCCGTGCCCTGAAATCCCCGATCCGCCCCAGAACCCAGCCAGCTATGATGACTGGCAGGTCTGGATGCAGGATCAAGTGCTGGTGGCTTATGGGGTGTGTGCGGCGCGCCACCGCGCCGTTGTAGGGGCATGGCCTCAATAGTTAGGGCGAGTAACCCCCAAGCAAGGTCCGCCCTATCAATCGAGCGGCAACTCGGGCTGATTGCCTCCACCAGTCAATGGAAGGTGCAGACTGTCTCCCCTTTTCGGGTGAATCTCGTTGACGAGCGCGTAAAACCCGTCCCACGTTCTACTGATTTTGGCCAGCGTCACGACGGAGCCAAAATGGCGCGCGAGTTCGGGCACGCCAACCTCTTCGGTCAACAATTGGTGGTGAGCGCCTTTGCGTCGGCCATTTTGTTGCACGGGATTGCGCTCCTCCAAGGTCTTGAGCAAGCCCGGAGCGATGCGTTCGTAGACGAGGTCGCGCGTGTAATTGGCGCACGCACTGATACGGTTGGTCCCCATCCCCTTCCATTCCCATCCCCGCAGGCGATAGACCTGTTCATAAAACTCGTCGGGGAACCGCTTTGCCCAGGCGGCAAGTTCTTTCCGCACATACTGCTCCAGAATTTTCTGGAGAGCGTCCTTGTCGCGGACCGCTTGATAGCCTGTCGCTTCGTCGATCAATGCATCGATGCCGACTTGCGCCAAACCCCGCATAAGGATCTCGACACGTTGAGCAACAGCAAGCTGGGGCTTGTTCAATGCCCCAGCTTGCCTCGCCTGTAGCCAGACATTGCAGACGCCCGGCAATGCACCTGCCTTGATTCCGTGCGCCACTCCCCCGCCCTGACCGTGTCGATAGCGCACAGGTTCAAGAAGCGCCACCAGTAAGTCGTTGGGAATAAAGGGCTTTAAAGCATTGGCGGCCAAAAAGTAGGGCACTTTTACACCACCATCTTCGGCCTCGCTCGAAGAGACCGCGCCACTACCGTAACCGCGCCCGATCGCACGGCCAACACCGCGTTGTGAGAGAACGCGCGTCCCGTCCGGCAGCACTGCACACGGAATGATGAGATCGCCGATTTTCAGCTCGCCGATGTGGGTTGCTTTTACGACCTCCGCATTTTGGGCCCGGGTCAAAGCGCCTTTCCTAGCAATTGCTTTGCGTTCGTTGGCGGATAGCTTTTCGGCGCGTGCCAGACCGCCTTTAGAACGGCCGGACTTTTCAGCTTTCATCATTTCATGCCCGATTTGAAGTGGGAGAGCTTGCATTTTGCTGTGGAATTTATGATTCAGCAAGCAAAAAAATAAACATGCTTGCTGAAAGTCGCTGCGCTCGAAGGCATTGGTCAGTCACTGACCCACTGCATCCACCACCCCTGGTAGTAACGCACACCGGCGATTTCTTCGAAGCCACAGACCATCATGCCGCGGTCCGATCCAAAGGTCAGCAACACTGGGTCAAGCAAGTCGGGGATCGCACTTGGGATCCTCGCGCCGAACTTGGCCAGGCTTTCCATGGTCAGGCGCGGTACGTGGCGATTTAGCCCGTCATGGGGCATGGAATACATCCGGACCGTGCCCACGACGGGCTGGCCTGGATCGTTGTCACGTCGGCGTTCGCCAAGATGGTGAGTGCGTAAGACGCTGCACTGGAATTGCACGGCTTGCTCGAAAGTACTGTATGAATAAACAGTATAATTTCCCCGCGTCGTGACGCAATTCGGCCCCGTTTTTATGCAACGATTCGCAAGGCTTGTGACGCCGGTATGCCGCTCTTACCGTTTCTTTCCGGCTTCTCTGGCGCGCTGTGAGATGCTGGTCCGGTTGTGATAGAGGCCCGCCTATGGACAGTGAAGAGTTGTTGGCCATGATGATCTCGACGCCAGCGCCAGCGCCGAACCTTGATGACTGGGACAGCGTGCTGGTGATCTACGCGCGCCACCTGGAGCGGCTTGCTCCTAAGCTGAACGAGAAGGATCTGGGGGCGCTGGTGGCCAGTGGTGCGATGTTCTACCGCACGCTGCGTCAGGCGGAGGCCGCCCGGTTGCAGGCGCTGGATCGGTGGGCTGGCCCGGCGGGACGCGGCCCGGGGGCGGATTGAGTTGGCAGGGAGGGGCGTTCGTGGTCCACCCGCGTCACGCGGCGAAGAAGGCACGTGACCGGGTGGATGTCCTACGGAGGTTTCCACCCCCTCCGGAGGCATGGCAAAATTACATTGAGCTCCTATGCAGCGCAATACGGCATCTGCCGAAGTTGCGCTGTTAGAGGTGCGAGTTCATTTCTGGCGCGTCATGAGCCGCTTCATCATGTTGACTCAGGGCAGGGCGTTCATTTACGCATTCGTGCCAACCCTGCTCCCACGCTTCCACTTTTGTGCGCCAGTGCGCAATGCTCTCGCCGGTGTGAGTCGGTAGCTCGCTCACCTTCATAAAAGGGCACGACCCCAGCAGTTGGCCGAGCACTGCTGCTCGATATCCCATTTGTCGAGGTATGTCTTTCAT